GGTCACCACCGAGAACGAAGACCTCGTTCTCGGGGATGTACGGCATGCCGTCCTCGTCCGTCCAGTTCGTGACCCGGACGATGTTGGCGCCGCGGTACACACCGAGACGACCGTTGCGGCGGATCTCCTCCTGCGCCTCGGGGGCGAAGTTGGTGAAGTCCGAGATCTGGTCGATCGCCGACGCGCGGCCCACGATCGCCAGCGGGAGCGACTGCGTGCCCGAGCTCGCGGGTGCCACGTCAGCGACCTCCGAGAGCAGCGGGTTCAGAACCGCCGGGGTCAGGCCCGACGCCGACGCGTCCTCGTAGTACGGCGAGGAGGTCGGGATGGCCTCCTGCAGCACCGTGAAGATGCGGCGGTTGATCTCGGCGGTCTCGCGCAGGCGGGCGTAGCCCACCATCTTCTCGACCGTCGCGGCGTAGTCCGCCTGCCAGTTGTCCTCGAACTCGCTGACGTGCCAGCCGAGCGTCTCGCGCGGCAGCTCGAAGCGGTCCGTGGTCATCTGGGACTCGTCGATCTGGCCGTTACGGGCGGTCCAGAAGACCTTCAGCCCGCGCAGCTCCTCGATCGTGATCTTCTCGAACTGCCCCACCGACTGGGTCGGGAAGTACGAGGAGATGATGTTGTCGTTGCGGAAGCCCCACTCCAGGCGCTCTGCAATGAGAGCGGCCTGCTCGCGGTGCCACTCCGGGCGGCTCCAGTTCTCCTGGGCCTCCGTGTTGAGCAGCGACTTGGCGTCCTTGAACGTCTTCTCGGCCTCAACGGAGGCGAACTCGCGGCGAGGCGCGGTGGCCATGACCTGCGAAAGCACGTGCGTGCGCATGATTTCTCCTCCTCTCAGCCGAGCAGAACGGCTTCGACGTAGCCGTCACCGGCGACGGTGACTCGCAGAACGGCTGCGCCCGTGGTCGCCTTGGCGTACTTCTCGCCGTCCCACGACAGCTCGTCGCCAATGGCGACGCCGGTCAGGTCCGCGCGGTTCACGGCGGGGAACGTGCGGCCGTGGTACTGCGACTCGTCCGTGTTCCGGAGCCAGATCTTCAGGCCGGGGCCAGTCATCACGACGGCCTGCTTGCCGTTGAGGACCTTGCCCTTGTTGTTCGAGTCGACGTTCGGCGCTCCGAAGCTGGAAATGTCCCAGCCCTCCTCCTGAATCAGGAGGCCGGTGTAACCGCCGACGACCGGGTCGCCTGCCGCGGCCTTGCGGAGCTTGCCCGGGTTGTCCGGGTCGTGGGTGACGAGGTCACCCTGGTAGAAGTCGCCCGTGTCGGGGACGCCGAGGCGGCCCTCCCGCACGGCCGGCTCCGACCGACGGAAACCAAAGTTCTTCCCGTAGTCGGACATGTCAGCACCCCTTTCCGAGGAGTTCGAAGAACGCCTTCGAGTTCTTGGTCTCGACCGGGTCTCCGGACATCGACGACTGCGCGGCGGCGGTCTCCGCGCTCGGGGTGTCCTCAGTCGTCTTCACGCCGGCCGACACGGCAGCCAGCTCGCTGACGTAGGCGTCGAACTCGGCCTGCTCCATCGCCGCCCAGCGCTCTGCGCGCTCGTCACTGAAGAAGTCGTCCTTCAGGTGGGCCGCGATCTCGCGGACCTTGGCCACGCGGGCGTCACGGCGCTCGGCGATCTCGGCCTGGGCGACCAGGTCGGCCTTGTAGTCGACGAGGTCCTGCTCCGCCTTCTCCTTGGCGGCCAGGGCCACATCGAGCTGCGTCTGGAGCTCGGCCTTCTCGCTCTGGAGCGTCGTCAGCTGGGTCTCGAGCTCGGCCTTCTCGACCTGCAGGCCGGCGGTCTCGCGTGCCACGTTGTCCGCGACCAGCGCGTAGGTCTCTCCCTCGGTGAAGGTCCGCCCATCAGCGGCGACCTCACGCAGGGTGGACGTGTCCTCAGCGGTCTCCCGCAGAGTCACAAGCTCAGGTGTTGCCATGAGCCTTTCCTCCTCGCTTGAAGTTCAGGCCTGGCTATGCGCGGCCCTCGCGAGGAGCACTCGACGTCGGTAGGGGAGAACTACGAAGCCCTACTGCAAGGGGCGTTTTGCAGTAGGGCTTTGCAGTAGGTGGTCAGCGCTTCGACCACTCCAGGATTGAGGCGACCATGCCGACGGCGGCCGCCTCGCTGAGGCCGGTGTTGTGCAGGTTCGCGGCCTCGACCTTCTGCTCAGCGATGCTGATGCCGGTGATGTCGGCGTCAGCCCAGCCGGGGGCCTGTGGGGGCACGATCACGGCCGCGCCCTGGAACACCGGGTTGATGAACCTGCGGTGGGAGGAACGCTCCTTGATGTGCTCGCAGGCCTGCCCGCGGCGCAGCTGGGCGTCGACGTACGGCATCGTCTTGCCGCAGCCGTTGGGTCCGACGCAGGCGATCTCCTGGGAGACGCACTCCATCGACAGCCAGGCGGTGCCGGCCTCGATGTAGTCGCGCAGGGTGCGAGCCTTCTCGGGGTTGAGGAACGCCCACATCACGGCGCCGGTCTGGATGTGCGGGCCCACGCCGGCCGCGGCGGCCTGCTCCCCGTTGATGAGGGCGGGGTCCACGAGGGTGCCCACGATCGTGGTGGCGTCGTGGCCCCAGTTCAGGGGGCCGTGCCCCACCGAGGGCAGGCCGAACTCCAGGTCGTTCTGCGACCAGAACGCGCCGTTGCGGTTGGCCTGCTCGGCCTCGACGAGGCGTCCGCGGAACTTGAGCAGGAAGTCGTCGTGGGTCCACCGGGCGGTCTCGATGGGCTGGGCGATGACGACACGGTTCGACTCGGGGTTCTCCACCGCGAACGCGGGGGTGGTGTCGACGGGGCTCCGGAGGGCGGTGACCGGGCGTCGGCGGGGGAGCGTGCGCGGGTGCGGACGCAGGCGGTTGCGCAGGTCGATCACGGAGTCAGTCATGAGTCACCCCTCTTGGTGGTGCCGGTCGCCGTCTTCGGCTTCACCGACGACTGCGCGGAGCGCGAGGGCTGCCCGCCCCCAGGGGGCCGCCCACCCTGGGCGCCGGTGACCTGAGCGGGGGCCTGCTGCTGGCCGCCGCCGGGCGGTGCGGTGAACGGCACCGAGGTCTGGAAGATGTCGTCGTACATGTCCTGCTCGCGCTCCATGCGCAGCGCCTCGACGGCCTGGTCGTAGCCGAACGTCTCGAGGAACGACTCGCGCGACAGGTCCCGGGACTGACGGGCGCTCATGATGGCCGCGATGAACTGGGCGTCGTTGTCGAGCTGGACGTTGCGCGGCGTGAAGAACAGGCTCGGCTTGTCGTCCGCCTTGAACTGGGACAGGACCTCCCGGTTGAGCGGGTGGTTCCAGATGGCGTCGCGGATCCGCTCCTCGACCATGCGGCGCAGCATGTGCCGCTGCCCCTCCAGGTGGCGCTGCATCATGCGGGTGGTGATCCCGGCGGTCTGGTCCCCGCGGGCGCCGGAGTTGATCGACGGCGAGCCGAACAGGCGCGACAGGATGCGCTGGTCCAGGACGTCGTACTTGTCGGCGACCAGGGTGGTGTCGAGCCGGGGGGAGACGATCTCGATGCTCAGGCGGTGGTCCGACACGATCACCGGGAGCTTCGCGATGATCTGGAAGCCCTCCTTGAGGTTGTCCACCTCAGGCTGGGCCGCGGGCATCTGGTCCGAGCCCTTCTTGACCAGCAGGATGTAGTTCGCCGAGCCGACGAGCATGACCCGGTCGGACTCCAGCAGCTGCTGCTTGAGGTCCAGGAGCCGGAACACCGAGTTCATCCGCAGGTCCGCGAACGGCTGGTACGACGCACGGGTGCGGGTGTGGCGCCACACGACGTCGGGGTTGAACTCCATGAGGCGCTTGGCGTTCACGCCCCACTTCGTCAGCTGCACCTCCTCCTCGCGGGTCGGCACGTACCGGCCGCTGAAGAGGTTCGCCATCAGGGCGTCGAACTTCATGTCGCGCCCGTCCCAGGCGTCGACCATGTCGGCGCTGGCGTGCCACGCGATGCGGTCCTTGCCGAAGATCGCCTGACCGACGGGGACCACGCACGTCGGGTCCAGGGTGATGAGCTTCTCCGGGACGTACAGCCGGTACGTCTTGCGCGCCGGGTAGGAACGCCGTGAGCCGTCCTTGTTCGGCTTGTCGCTGGGCCGGCGGACCTTCGGGGTGAACTCCTGGTAGCCCCACCAGGACGCGGTGACGCTCTGGGAGTAC